TAAAATTGTTGTCTACAGACTGCATCTGAGACTGAGCTTGGCGGGCGTAATAGTCATCACGCTGCTTCATCAGTTCAGCCGGAGCCTTACAGAGCAACAATCCACCGATCTCAATGTTGTCTTTAAAACGTCCATTAGGATCAGCTTGCATCATCAAGTTGGGTTGTTCAGAAGCCTTAACCGGCTCCCAACCTTCCCGAAATTTTGCAGACGTATTAGAGGGATCTGCTTGACCCATAATACTTGTCCGGATCCAGCGGAAGACCCAACCCTCTTGCGGCTCTGGTTCAGGGAGCGTTTGAGGAGGAGTCCACGCCATTTTGCGTTGCGCTGACTCTCGATTTTCAACTTCACGAGCCAATCTATTCTCAGCCATTGTCATTCTCCAGTTTCATAAGTTCACGTGCGTACTGTTCATTGCTCAGTCCAAGTCTCTTGGCTATTGCAACTTGAGTCGGTGTCAGGCGGACCTGACGCGGCGCGGTTCCCCGCGTAACTGGGGCCACAACAGTAGCTGGCTTTGTGCGAGCAGGCTTTTGGGCTTGCTTCGTTTGAGGCTGTTCATCCTCTTCGGCATCGTCAAATGCCTCGGGGAATCTTTTCCTCATAGTTTCATCGACTCGGCGGTAATACTCGTCTGTACTCGGGTCTACGCCGCTCCGGACCAGTTTTTCGTGCAGGCCGAGTGCGAGGGCGGTCATCTCCTCGTCAGCACCAAACCAAGTGTTCTTTTCCTGCCACGCCCTAGCCCTTGGGTCAGGTTGTGGTGCAGGAGCCACTGGAGGTGTCGTTACCTGTTGATTCTGTTCTACTCTTTCCTCTTTCTTTTGTAAAGTGGGAGCAAACCGACTGAGGTTTTGAAGTTTTAACTTGGCATCAGTCATGAGTTCCTGAGCGGCGGCAATCTGCTCCGCATCCCCGGCCTCATACGCTGCCTTCATTCGCTCCTTAGCCAGATTCAAATCAAACGTGGCATAGCGTTGCGCTTCTTTAGCAAACGCTTGCTCACTCTGGCCGAGCCGTTCTTTAACCTGTCTAATCTCTTGCTCACGAGCCTGAGCAAATCGCAGGGCTTCTTCTCGCTCCCGTAGGGCACGCTCTTTCTCACGACGTTCGTCGTGCCAGACTTTTTTCATCTGGGAGAGACGCTTTTTGACCTTCTCGGAGTAGTCCTCAAGGTCATCACTTTCTAGCTCGTTCACTACCTCCTTGGGTAGCGGTTTACGACCCCGGTCTTCTGGCGGGGTATCGTCTTCGATCTCTACTTGAATATCATCCGTAACGTCTTGATTAGCCTCGGCTTTTTGTTCAGCCTCCGCTTCAATCTCGTCCGGGAACTTAAATTCGGTATCTTCATTAGCCATGATGTTTTACCTCACACGCGACGGATGCCACGGGGATCGTCTACAACTGCTTCCACCGTGTCGTCGTTGATGATGCGGAACTCTCGTCCGTGGATGACCAACCGGGTACCGGCATAGGGGCGGGTCAACACAAAGTCACCCTCCTTACACCACGGGCCAGTCGGGAAGCGGTCCTTATCTTGATAGCAAAGGTCGCCCATCTTGATGACGAACAAGACAACCGTAGTCATCTCTTCCGTCCTCTTGGTGTCCTCGGCTTTAATGATGCCGCCTTCGTACTCCTCCTCTACGTGCGGAACCGCACAGAGGATTCGATACCCTTTCGGGGCTGGCAGTTGAGAGGCTTTCTTTGCCTCCTCCTGCGTCTTTTCAATATCAATATTACTCATCGTCGCGCTCCAAGCGTTTTGCAAGGTCTTTGATGTAGTTACGTGCGAGGTCTAGACCTTGTAACGCCCCGCATAACCTTCTGTACTCGCCTTCATTCATGTTGCCTTGAGTGATGCTTTCCACAATCAATGTGCGCTCCTCTTGGAGTTTTGAATCCAAGTATTCCAGAGCGTTGTTGTAAGCCATTTACCTATCCTCACTTACCTCCCGGATTGGGAATCTTTCTCGACCGTGGGCTAGTCGCCATCGGGTTGACGCTGCGCTGCGAGGCTTGATCTTGTGCCTTCGCAATCTCAACGCCGAGTCTCGTACCCTCAAGCTGCTGCCGGTTCGATTCTTGCGCCTTGTGCTTCTCGATATCCGCACCAAGTCGTGCTGCGTCAAGCTGCTGCCGACCAGAAATCTCGGCCTCGCGTAGGCGAAGCTCGTCTTCCTTTGCGGCTGCGTTGATGACGTTTTGTTGTTCCTTGAGACGCAGTTCTTCCTGCTTTACCTGCATCTCCATTTGCGCCTTCATCTGCTTGGTCTGAGCCTCCATCTGCTTGATCTGGAGGTCCATCATCTGCATCTGAACAAGCGGGTCTTGCTGCTGTTGAGCAATCTGCTGCGCCTGCATCTCGGCCTGATCCTTCTGGAAGAGGCGTTGCGCTGCAACGGCGCTGATCTGCGACACCTGAACCTCCAACTCCGGAGGCATGTCGTATTCTTCGTTGTCGTCTTGCGGCAAGGGCGGCAGGGCCACACCAAGCTGTTTCTCAATCTCTCGGCGATACTGGAACGCCAAGTGCTCCATGATGTGAGCCTGAAGCGACGAAGTAATCTGCTGAGCCATCGGGTTCTGCCCAATGATCTGAGCCATCTTCGGATCGCTACCAAACGCCATGTGTACCTGAATGTGCGCCTCGTGATCTTGGTAGATAAACGCCTTGAGCGGATTGCCCGTCATCGCGTCCATGTTCTCCGTGACCGGATCGCGTGGCTTCTGATCGTCCGGCATCGGTACCAACTTCTCCGCATTCTTAACACCGAGCACCTCAATCATCTGACGATGCAGGAGCGGAAGGTTGTATAACTGCGGCGCGGCTTGGGCCAACTGCATCACGGCTTGGTACTGAACCACCTTCTGCGACATCGTTGCCGCATTCGGATCACTTACCGGGATGACATCGACATCATCGTAATCCGACTTCTTAGCCTTGCGATCACCAATTTCAGGCTGGTACGAGTACTCCTCTGGCGTATAGTCTCGGATGATCGCGGCAAGCAGTTTGAACTCCTGCTTCATCGCGTAGTAGATGCGGGCCTGAACAGCCGACATCACCTTCAAAACGCGCTCCAAGATGGCTAGTGTGGTACCGACCGGCGCTTGGCTCGACATATCGCTGACTTTGAGATCCGACACCGCAGCGAATCGGCGTCCTTCTTCAACGATCTTATCGAGCATCAAAGAGAGAACTTGGCTCGGCTCTTTGTACGGCAGCGGTAGAATGTTGTCGCGTACCGCACCGCTCGGGATATCTACGTCTCGCCACTCACCCGGAGCGATTGGAGTATCGTCTCCTTTAATTCTAAGTCCTCTAGACTTAAGTCCTCCGGGCAGATTACTGAGGGTTCCTGCGTCAACAAGTTGGCGAAGCAACGAGGTTGCAGCTTTACTATGTCCCCCGATAAGGTGAATAAGGCCGAAGTAGTAAAATCCAAATCCGGGAATGTATCCGTAGTGGACGAAGTGCTGTCGCTTGGCTTTGAGTTTGTCATCTTCTCTCCAGTTACGCCGGATGGCGAGAACTGTTCCGGTACCTTTCTCGATGGTTACTACGTATGGAAGTGCTATCCCAGTCTCGCTGTTGTCTTCATCAACATCAGGGTAGCCCGGTAGATCAATGTTCACGTGCATCTCAAGCAACTGGAACCGGTCGTCCATGCTTGCGCTGAAGCCTTGATCCTCTGCCTTCTGCTTCTCCACTTCGTCCATGACGCGAACCGGTTCACCCAAGTCCACATCACGATAGAACCCAGCGTACTGAAGCTTGGCTAAGTCATTCTTAGTCTTACGCATCCGATGCGTAACACGCTCAGCCGTCTCTAAGTTAGAGGCACCGTACGGAACCACGATATCTTCCGCCGGGATATACACCGCAGTTTGACGGTTCAGACTCGGGTCAAAGTACACCTTCTTAAAGGCGTTACCTGCCAAGGCCATCGACAGCAGCATCCGCTCGTGCTCCGGGCGGTACTCCTTCATCACCTCGGTCAACTGGAAGTTCATGTCATCAGCGACACGAATGGCAGCGTCCTTCTTCTCTGCCGTCTCTTTGCCCACGATCTTTGTCTTGACCGGACCCATTGCAGGGAAGGTCTCCATGATCGTCTCGGACTGAAACTTAACAGCCGACTCCATCAAGAGCGGGTGGAACACGCCACACGCACCCGGCCACGGCTCCGTCCTATCCTCATAGCGAATGCCGAGGATTTTCAGCCCCTTCACATATGTGTCGAGCCAATCCTTTCTTGAACTTAAATCTTGTTCGTACTGCCCGATCAATTCAGAAGCAAGGCTCTGAAGTTCGTTCTCGCCCATGTAATCCGCGAGGTTGGCATCGAACTCATCAGCACGAGGCTCGGCTTTAGACATCTCAATGACGACACCATCCTCGTCAGAGAGTCCTTCCACCTCAATCTCGATCTCAATCGGCTCCATCTCAGCGGCAAGGACCGCGATACCTTGGGGAGCCTCCATCAAACTTTTATCGACGGCCATCTAAGTTCTCCTAATAATATGCTTCACGACGATGGCTCTTAAACCATCGTGTCGGTTCCGGTTCGTCGGATGGAAGCTGAATAAAGCCCCCCTGTCTGAATCGAAGTAGGGCTAGGGTGGTGGCGTCCACCAAGTCGTCATGGGTACCGGAGGGGAAGTCGTTGCATTCCTCCACTACCTCCCAAGCCCAGCGTCGGTCAGGCACCCAGACTATACCGGAAGAAAATAGGTCAGTAACCGCATTAACTCTTGAAATCTTATCCTGTCCCTTACCGGGGGTGAACTCAGCTATCGGCACACCCATACGCCGCATCTCCTGATACAGCGCCGCACCGTTAGATTTCTTCTCCACGATGAACGTATCCGGGTTCCACTCCTTATATTGTTCTAGGACAAGCGCCTTTAACTCGGGAAACTCCAGCCGCTCTTTGATGGCGTTCAACAGGATGATGTTGTAGTTCTGGGTCTGCTCGTTCTTGAAAACCCCCCAAGTGAGCAGCGCGTTGTAGTCCGACCGGTTCGTTTTCTCCTGAGCAGCGTCGAGCGTCATAATAATGTGCTCGCACATCGGGGGATTCTCTGGCTCCCAGACCTGCCACCACTCTCTTTTAATAAGAGCGCCTTCCTCCGAAGTCGGCTGCTGCATATACTGGGCTTGCCAATACCGAACGTCCATACTGGCCTTCTTCGCCAGCAACTCATCAATATCCCAGAACTCAGGCCACAGCGGTTTGTCGTTCAGGATCGCAGGGAACTCAACGACCTCCCACTCATCTGCGCCTTCTTCACGCAGCATGTGATCCACGATCTTGCCGGTTAAGTCCTGCTTACTCCAACGCGTCATCACCACGATGATCGCACCGCCCGGCATTAGTCGTTGGACCGGTCCCGACTGGAACCATTCCCAAGCAGGCTCAAATACGTCAGCTCTTCCTTGCTTGGCTTCTTGTTCAGAATGAGGATCATCAATAATGAATAGATCAGCACCCCGACCAGCCAAGGCACCACCAACGCCAATAGCAAAATACTCACCGTTAAAATTTGTACCCCAACGAGAAGCACTTTTACTGTCTGCTTGAAGCTCGACACTAGGAAAGATGTCACGGTAGCTCTCCGATCCCACCAAGTTACGTACGCGCCGACCAAAGTTCACGGCCAGATCCGCCGTGTGAGACGCCATGATGACCTTTTTGTGCGGGTATTTCCCGAGGAACCATGCAGGAGCGAGGTAACTGATCATCTCCGACTTGCCATGACGCGGAGCGATGTTCACGATCACGCGTTTCTTCACGCCATTGGCAATTTCTTCAAAGATTCTCGCCAATTTCCTATGGTGGGGGCCTACCTTATAGCCGGGGTACACGTGATTGATGAAATCGAGGAAGGAATCCTTCCCCTTTGCCTGCGTTAGTTGGTTCTGGTACGTCTTAAGTAGCTCTGCAACACGCCGTTTCTCCTTATCTGGCATTGTTGGCAATGCTAGACGGAGTTTTTTGATGTTTTCTTGGGTCAGTTGCACGATTTTTAGTCTTTTATCAGGTCACGGATACCCTGCGTCTCCGGTCCCCACAGACCAATTGGGCATTTCTGGTTAGCAAGGCGCGTTTTGCCCTGAATGATGCAGCCACAACGATTGCAGATGCCCATTTTGTTGTGTTCACACGGCTCGCAATG